CCCTGCTGGACAATAAGCAGGAGATCTCTGCTGTGCTGGCAAAAGATAAAAAGGAATAAACACTTTTAGAGGTGGGTTGGAGGGAATTTTAATATGGCTACAAGAAGTAAACCGCTGAAGTTATGGGATGCTGAGAAGTTCAAGAACGTGAACCCAGTGTCTTTGAAATACTGGGAGAGATATGAGACTGATATGGGCATCCGTGATCTCAGCCCGTCTACTGTTTACAATTATGAATCGGATTTCAAGCAGTGGATGATTTATGTTCTGGACAATCAGGGTAATGCTCCTGTTACGGAACTTGAAGAAGAGGATATTGAGGAATTTCTGTTCTACTGTAAGAAGCACGGAAATAACTCTGCTCGTATGAAGCGACGTATGAGTACGATTTCTGCGCTGTACCGGTATCTTCGCAAGAAGAAAATCATTAAAGAAAATCCGATGGAGTTCATTGACCGACCGACCAAGGATGTGGCTGTTGTGAAGCAGACATACCTTACGCCTGATGAGGTTAAGTTGATGCGAGAGAAGCTGAACGCTCTGGTTGAATCTGCGACCACCGTTCACATGAAGGATAATGCGATGACGCTGCGTCTGTATGCACTGTTCTCGCTATCAACGATGGCTCGTGTCAATGCTGTGCGGAATACGCTTTGGAAGTCTATCGACTATGAGAACCGCATGGTGCATGACGTTCTGGAAAAAGAAGGTAAAATCGTAGATTTGATGTTTAGTAAGGAAGTTTCTGAGCTTTTGAAAGAACTGAAGGAATACCGCACTGAGCATGATATTGAGGATGGTGGCTATGTGTTCGTTGGCACAAAAATCAATGGCGCATGGATGCCGATTACTTCAAGCACTGCCGGTGACTGGTGTAAGAAGATTGGCGAGATGATTGATGAGCCTACGTTGCACCCGCACGATTTCCGGCACAGTGGTGCTACCCTGCTGAAGAATGCGGGTATGAGTCTGGAAGATGTCTCTTCCTTGCTGAACCATGCTGGCACGGATGTGACCAACAAGTATTACATCAAAAAGGATACGACAAAGATTCAATCTGCAAAGGATCGGTTTGAGATTTGAGGTGGAGTGAATGAAACAATCATACACAAACTTCGATGACCTATTGAGTGATGCAGCAGATGGTGTGGAGCAGATTATGCAGGACGTAGCTCCGCAAATTGAAACCGTTTTACAGACAAGTGCAAGGAGAAATATTAAATCACAGTCCGCTCGCTCTGCTGGAATCGAAGATGCAAGTAATATTGTAAGTAGTGTGACTCGTGATGGGAATACTGTTACGATGATTGTAAAAGATATTGCAAAACCGCAACCGTCTTATTTTCTTGGTGGGAAAAAGTTAGATTCTCAACGTGTAGCAGATACTTTATTGTACAGAGAATATCATTTTGGTAACTCACCGATTGTTTGGAACGAATATGGTGGAGCAAATATTCTATTTGATGAGCGTGAGAACGCGGCTGTTGGTGGAACTATGTTTGCGAACTGGATTGAGAATGGTCTTTGGATGGATCTGAGTTATTATCTTCGGTCTGGTGGACAGAAAGAATATCGCCCTGCACGTCCGTTTATTGCTCCTGCGCAAGTCGAGGCGGCGATGATTGTTAAGACGGCTTTACATGGATTGTAAAAGCCATCTTTTATGAGGATTTATTTGGAATAAAATTCAATGAGAGGAGGGCTGGCTTTAAGGAGCTGGCCGCTTCTCTTTTTTGTTTTGAAAGGAATGTTGAAAATGGAAAAGAGAGGTGACCAACGGTATGGCGGATAATACAAACACCGCAAGTAGTGCTGATACTTCCTCTGTAACGGCCATAAAGGTCAAGGTCGTTCTTGATACTACTACAGAGGAGTTAAAAAATCAATTTAAAGGAGTTCAAAACAGTTTTAAAAAGGCTCCTGTTGAGATTGCTTTTGGTGTAAACGAAGGCGCAACCATCGGCAATGTTAATGCCGCATTGAAGCGAATCATTAAAAAGGTAGAGTCTCCAAAACTCACTTTGAAAATAGATGAATCTAATATTGATGCCGCTGTGCAGAAGGCAGCTAAAAAGGTTCAAGGATCAACAAGCAAGAGTAATGGAGCAATTAAAGTTAATGTTGATGTTGATGAGTCAGAAAAGAAATTAAAAGAATTCTACTCTCTTGTTGAAAAGGTAAATACGTTAAATAATAAGGCTCTGTCACTTCCAGACGGAAACGTAAATGAGTTAAAAGAATATAATAAACTCATTGATGAAGCCGGAGCAAGGATGAAGATCCTTATGAACGAGCTTTCCGATAAGATTGAAATTGGCTCAATGAGTCAACTTGAATCGGAAATGAAGGTTCTTGAACAGCGCACCGCAATGGTTGTTGCGAGACTCAAGGATGCAGAGGTTGCTGCTGGTAAAACCGAATTTGGAAACCTTGTTAAAGAAATCGGTGAACTAAATACAAAAATTGAAACAGCAGATTATTCAAAACAGACAAATCAAATTCAGGAGTGGACTCGTCAATTACAAATTGCAGAAGGTCGTCTTACCGAGTTGATGAATACTTATGGTGAGTATATCAATATTGAAGAAGGAAGCGACCTTGATAAATTAACTCGAAAAGTTACAGGAAAGGAAAATCTTGCTGTTGCAAAAAAGGCTGATACTGAACAGGTTGCGGAACTCAATGCAAGAATGCAAGAATTTTACGATCTGGTAAAAAAAGTTAATGACCTAAATAATAAAGCAATGATGCTACCGGAAGGTAGTGTAAGAGAGCTTGAAGAATGTAATCGTCAGCTTGACGAGATGGGCACTCGTATGACAGAGCTCATGAATGAGCTTAGTGGTAATATCGAGATTGGAGAATTCAGTAAGCTCGATACCATCATGAATGAGTTAAATAATCGTAGTGCGTTGTTTGCTGCTCGACTAGCAGATATTCAAGCAAAATCAGGTCAAAAAGAATTTTATTCACTTGTTAAAGAGATTGGAGAATTAAATAACAAGTTATCTACCGCTGACCCTTCAAAACAAGGTAGTCAAATTGAAGTTTGGCAAAGACGTTTGGCTGAAGCAGAAACAGAATTAACTAACCTTATGAATACTCTTAGAGAGTATATTTCCATAGGTGAAGGTAGCGAGTTAGATAAATTACAGCAAAAGCTTCAGTTTCAATCAGATAATTCTTTTGCAAAGCAACTTGATAATTCAAGAATTGCTATTCAAAACTTTATAAAAGAGTACGCTACATTAAGTATAAAGTTACATAGTGTTGATTCAATCAATCCTGATAACCAAGAGCTTGTTAATTTACGAAACAGTCTTCCAGAAATTGAGCGAAGAGTTCAAAGTTTGTCGTTAGGTTTAAGACAAGCTATCGAGACTGGTGATTTGAGCGGCCTCTATCTTCAGTTTAATACTTTAAGAACTGCAATAGATGCAACAAACATATCATTTGCTAATCTTTCCAGTGAGTCAAAATTGATAGGAAAAGAGCTTGATAATAGACTTCATCTGGATAATTTGATTCGTGAGCTTCAAAAATACAAAGATTCTTTAACAAGTGCATTTAATGGCAGTGAATACGAGCAGGAATACGAGAGAATTCTTGCAATGTTAAAGGACTCTAGTACGTATTTTAAAGCTGGAGAGCAGGCGGTTGAGAACTTTAAAAACGCTTGTTATAAAGCAGGATTAGAAACTGAAACGCTTGGTCAAAAACTGTCTCGTCTGTTTAAGGAGCACTTCCAGACTGCTATCGCTATGGCTGGCGTGGCTATGGTTAAGCAGGGTCTTCGAGAGGTCTACAACAACGTTCTTGAACTGGATACGGCTGTAACCGAGCTCAAAAAAGTCAGCTCGATGACCGGCGATGAGATGAATAGCTATCTTGAGAGGACGGCTACGAATGCTCGTGAACTTGGTGCTAGTATTTCCGATCTCGTTACGAGTACAGCAGACTGGAAGAGACTTGGATATTCTGATGAAGATTCTGAAGAACTTGCTCGTGTCGCTGCGCTCATGGCGAATGTTGGAGACGGTATCGACAATGCAACCACCGCTTCTTCTTATTTGATTTCTACCATGCAAGGCTTTGGTCTGGTTGCCGATGATGCAGAACATCTTCTGGATTGTATGAACCAGATTGCTAATACCGAGCCTGTAAGTATGGAAGACCTCGGAATTATAATGCAGAAAAGTTCTGCTGCGATGTCAGCCGCCGGGAATACATATCAAGAAACACTGGCTATGGCATCTGCACTGAACGGTGTACTTCAGGACAGTGAATCGAGTGGCACCTTCCTGAAAACTTTAAGCATGTATCTTCGTGCTTCGAAAACAGATGCAGAAAATGCCGGTATTGCAACGGACGGCATGGCAAGTTCTGTATCCGAACTCCGCTCCGAGCTGAAGCAACTTGCTGGCGTTGACATTATGAAAAATGACAACACCTTCAAATCTACTTACCAGATTATGAAGGAGCTTTCTGAGGTTTGGAAAGACTTGTCTGATACTACTCAGGCCAATATCACTGAATTGATTTCCGGGAAGCGTGGAGGTCAGGGCACTTCTGCATTACTGAATAATTTTAGCGTTGCAGAAGATGCTATGGAACAGGCTCTTAATTCTAGCGGAAGCGCAATGCGTGAGAATGAGACCTATATGCAGAGCCTGCAAGCGAAGCTTAATCAGCTTGATTCTGCGTTTCAGAAATTTAGTACAGACTTGATGAAGTCTGATATTCCGAAGTTTTTCGTAGATCTTGCAACTGTTTTTGTTGACGGTGCAGATAACGCTGTAAAATTTGCTGGTGCATTACCCACTTTGACAGCTGCCATTTCTGGCGTGTTGTCCGTAATGCAGATGAGCGGAAAGCTCAAAAATGGTGCGGGTAAAGTTAATATGCCCTCTTATATTTGTTGCGTATAAAAAATATAGGATGCGGCACCATGTAAAAATAAAACAGCCCCTAGAGTGCTGGGAAACCCTAAGAGCCATATCGCCTATATTTATATAATGTAGGAATCGAAAGATAGAAATAAGGATATGGATGCTATATGCTGAGATAAAAGCTCGGTTTTATCGCATTGTCAAAATACGGTAACAATCGAGTGCTAAGTAGCGTTTACAATGGGCGGTCAGCAGCCGATCCACTCCCCTATTATATAATGTAGGATGGTGGGAGGTTCATCGACTAAAAAGGGTTAGTGAGCAACCACTGGAAGGATAGTCAGTTCTGGACGAAAGTTCAGAAGTCCACCTCAGACGTAACCAGACGACTTAAAGAAGTAGGTGGAATGAGGAGACACGCTGTTCTCTGGCGTGGAATAAGTAAGAGAACTAAAAATTCAATGAACTTTGAACAATTTTGAACAAAATTGAAAAAGTACACTGTTGTTCGTTGACAGTGTACTTCAAAATGTGTATAATAAAAGCAACCAAGAGTTCCAATAGACGGGCCCTCGGTTAGCATCAAACAAATGGAATTAAAATCTGGACAATTTCAATCCCAATGAAGAGCTGCCTACTGGACATAGGCGGCTCTTTTACTTATCACGGCTTTCGCTGTGACGATGTAGCATTTCTCGAATCTCAAGAACCGTCTTAACAAAGCCTGCAAACCCGAAGATTAGCATAGCGGCATAGTAGACAGTTATCATCTCTAAATCCATAGCAACATCCTCCTTCCGGCAATAATGTCGGAAGGCAGTTAAAGAAATACACGCTCCTTCTTGCCTTCCGGCTACTGGGAGGGTGACCGCCTATTTTTACATCTATGATGGTAAGTTCGATGTGGAACCCTTGATTGCCTGTCTATTATACACCAGTCTGTCATATCCTGTCAATATCACTATAATGTAATTTATAATACATAAAAAGAGGTTGCTTTCCTGAGATTTTCTGGCTATAATAAAAGTACAATCGCGTATCCAAAATATACGGAGGTATTTTATTATGGCTAGACCCAAAGGAAGCAAGAACAAAGCAAAGGTTCTTGATGGTGTTGATTACGCAGCACAGATCGCTGAGAAGAATGCCGCAGCGGAATCTATCGCTGAAGAAATCGCATCTCTCGGCTCGAATATTGCCACACTGAATGCTGATAGAAAAGCAAAAGAGGCAGAGCTGAAAAAACTCAATAAAGAGATTGCAAAACTCGAAAAGAAAAAAGCGGATGCCGATGAAAAGATTGCGGCAGAGTTGAACCGCAAAAAGGCAGAAGATCTTGTTGCCAATGCACTGGCTAACGGTATGACTGCTGAAGAAATCGCTGAACTTCTGAAATAACTGCTGTGCAGCCATCATAATGAACAAGCCCGACTTCCCTACTGCTGGGAGGCCGGGCGTTTTACATTGCTTTTTACGACAGTCTATGATACACTCTTGTAAAAGGAGTGTTTAATCATGGAAAACAATAAGAAGCATGTGCCTGATTATGAAATCTCGACTTACAGTAATCGGAAGCCGACTGAATATACATATTCAGGGAATGGTAGTTCTGCAAATCCACTGGAAACATATTTGAGAAATCATAGCGACAATCATTCAAATTATAATCAAGAAGGAGGAGCAGATGACAGAGATAATCAAACTAATAAATAATGTAGAGACACTTTTCAATATCTTTGTTCCAGGTGCTATTTGCGTATGGTGTTACTCTAAGTTATCCTTGCGGAAAATGGAATACCAAGGATATCTCACTCTTAGTATTGCCATTGGTTTCGTAATTAAATACTGTGTGGATTACGCTGACCGTTTGCTAGGACGGTTTACAATTGCTGGATTTCCGATAATTGTTGTGTACGTTTTAGTTGGAATCATCGGAGCTATCGTTTTTTATAAAGGAAAGAATTCGATTTGTGTAAGACGCAATGTGTCGAAATTTCTTGGTGTTGACTCTGGTGACAATGTTTGGACAAGGCATCTCGATCCAGAAGGAAACTTGCTTACACTCCATATGGATGATGACACATATATTCTTGGATTGTTTGAGAATGCAGACGATGAGTATATTACACTGACGAATTATTGCTATGCAAAAACGCCTGCTGGAAAAGATATGGATGAGGCTGCACAAAAGCCATACACTGATGCTGTTTTATGCGTTCCAACAAAGCGAGTTAAGCAATTTGAAATTTTGTATCCAAACCCTGAGTCAAAAACTGCAAAGTATGTTTTGAGATAAACACAACACAATTAACCCTCCACCAAACCGGTAGAGGGCTTTTATTTTGCCTTTTTACCATTCGTACCCGCAATTCTTGCAATGGAAAGTTTTCTTCACTTTTCCACTGGCGAAGCCCCAGAATGCCGCATCCAAAACTTTAGAGGCTGTGCCGATCTTTTCGAGGTCGGGCGAGCCACAAGTGGGGCATTTGGGGGTGTAGACAGGTTTCGCCGCTTCCTCTTCGGCTTTTCTTTTTTCTTCATCTAATTTTTCTTGAATTTCTGCTTTGATTTTAGTGTCATAGGCGGTCGCTTCATTTTGATTCTTTTTAACAAGATCTGAATCCATCCCAGAAATGTCCTTTGCGGGCATAGGATATTTTAGCCAATCTTCCTTTTCTTCATCCTCGGTTTCTTCCCAATCTTTCAGAAGCCAAAGCTTTCTTAGACAAAATGCGCAATCATAAAATGTGCTTGGCTGGTACTTCTTGCAATACGGGCAATACTTTACATGTTTCTCCATGATTTCATCTCTCCTCAAAATCGATATTTACTTTCTTTTCTAGTGAGAACGGTACTGTAGTACCTAAAATTGACAGCATACTAAACAAGTTCTTCTCTTTATCTGATGCGGTTGATGACTATGCAAAGGAAAATGACATTGCTGGTGGCTCTATCATTAAGTTTATCAGATATCTTGTTGAATGTAAAGGTGGCGTTATTGCAACAGAAGGCGCTATGATTCTGCTTAAAGCAGCGACAGTTGCCCTTAATGTGGCATTTGCTGGATTCGTCACGTTGCTTGTAACAAAAGCAGTATCTGCATGGCAAAACTACACTCAGCGTGTAGAGAATGCAATTAAGCAGTCGCAAGAAGCAGTCCAAGCAGCCGACCAGTTGGCTTCTTCATTGAAAGAACTTGAAAATTCTTACGAAGAACTTGGTGATAAATCCGGATGGAGTCCAGAAGATAGCGACCAAGCCAAAGATATTCAAGAGCAAATCCTTGAACTCTTAAAAGAACAAAATGGTATCGCCCAAGACCAAATTGATCAAATAGATCTTCAGAATGGAAAATACGAAGACCAGTTAAAACTTATCCGTCAAATTCGATTGGAGCAATTACGGGATGAGGAGTCTGATTTAATTCAGAATAAAGACAATCAAGGCAAAGCTCTTACTAAGACTGCAAAGAAGCAGGCAAATGATGTTCATTCTGTCGATTCTTATGACTCCGAAATGGCTCAGGAGTTGGCGAATAAATTTGGTTGGAGTTATAATGCAGATGCCAGTACTTTAAATTTTGATAACTACGACCAGAACGATCCCGAATCTGTAGCAAAGCACTATGATGAACTTGGGCAGGCTCTTGATATTATTACGAAGAAATACAGTGACGCCGAGCGTGCTTCTTCCGGTCTATATGATGCCTTTAAAAATGACCGCTCTGGACTAAAGGATCAAGTCGAATCTTATCGAGATTCTTCTACAGCAATAGATAATAATATTTCCAAGCAAAAAGAACTTGAAACAATCTTAATTCTCACTACAACAAATGCTCGTGCTGTAAATGGCGCAATTGGAACTCTTGCAAATTCTATTCAAGATTTCGATGCAAGCAAACTTGTTGATTTGTTGAATGGTAATGGCCTTGATGGGTTAAATGACACTCAATTGGCCGCCATTGACAAAATCAAAGAATTCATGACTTCAAAGGGTTTTAACACAGATCAAATCCAGTCTTTTGTTAATATTTTAAGTGAGGTCGGGTTAATTGTTCCACAAACTGCTGACGCAGTTGCTCAAGCGTCTCAGAAGATGGAGGACGTTTCCTCTAAAACCGATGAAATTCAATCAGCATATAAAAATGCCACTACTGCTATTGAGGAGTACAATAAATATGGCTATCTGAGTGCGGACACACTCCAAACCCTTCTTAATGAAGACTTCGAGTATCTGAGTTGTCTCGAACTCGTTAATGGTCAGCTTCAGGTGAATACCGAGAAGTATCAGGGTATGATTGCCGCTCAGTATCAGTCTGCGGCCATGGCTCTTGTTGAGA